CCGCTACCTCGTAAAGAACAGCGGATTCCTGCGCGAGATTGTCGGCAGCATGGCTCTGTACTCCATCGGAGACGGCATCCTGCCACAGCCTGCATCCAAGGATGCCGCTTGGAACGAGAAAGCCTTGGACTACTTCACCCGCTGGGCAAGGCATGCCGACATCTCCGGCCGTTTCAACCTGATACAATGCGAACACCTTGCCTGTAAGGCCTTGGACGTGGATGGGGAAATCTTCATCCTCAAAACGCTGGAAAACGGCGAGCCTAAGATACAGCTCATAGAAAGCCATCGTATCGGCTCAACCGACATCGACAACACCGAGTCACCTTTCATTGATGGCGTAAAGCTTTCCGGCGTAGGCAAGCCCGTAGCCTATCGCTTGCTCAAGGACGATGGCGGCTTCACGGATCTGGCGGCTCACGATGTCCTGCACATCTTCGACCCGGATGCCGTTTCGCAGCTACGCGGATTCCCCACCTTGCAGCACAGTATCAACCACATGCTGGATGTCATGGAGTTGCTGGCCTTGGAGAAGCATGCTGTAAAGGACAACGCTGATGTGGCTCGCGTCCTCAAGACCAACAAGGTGAATGTGGATGACCGCGACTTCCGTATTGATACGCCCCGCACGCCCAGCGGCAGCGATGCCGGCTTCCTACAGACCATCCTCGGCGGCAAGCTGGTGAAGCTTCAACCGGATGAAGCTCTGGAGAGTTTTCAGAGCAACAGGCCCAGCCCCACGTTCCAAGGCTTCCTTGATTACCTGCAACGCGACAGCGCATTGGGTTTGTTACCTTACGAGTTCTCCAGCGATTCTTCCAAGGTGGGAGGAGCCGGAGTTCGTCTTATTGTTGCGAAAGCCGACCGCCGTTTCAGTTACCGACAGAATGTGCTCATCGACCGGATGCTTCGCCCGATATGGCTCTTTGTCATCGGGCATGCCATCTCGGCGGGCAAACTGCCACCCGCAGAAAACTGGACGGAGGTCGATTTCGTGACTCCCCGCAGAGTCACAGTCGATGCCGGGCGTGAAAGCCAGCAGAATCGAGAGGACATCAAGGCAGGGCTGAAAACGCTTACCGACCACTTTGCCGAGCTGGGCTGTGACATCAACCATGAGCTGGAGACAAGAGCCCGGGAGATGGCACTTATTCGCGAAACCGCAGCCAAGTATGGCCTCGCTCCGCAGGACTTATTTCAATCCTTTACACAATCCTCACCGCAATGAACATCGTAACCGCATCCCCCACGCAGCCCTGGCTGATTACGCTGGAAGCCTACCAGAATCTCGCTGCTGCCCTCGGCACGGCTCTTCCTGTTCAGACAGGCAAAGAAGAAGCTCCTACCGCGCCCTATACAGCAAAGAACGGAGTTGCCGTAATCCCGATTCACGGAACCATGATGCGTCAGGTTCGCCCTCAGTTGAAAGCTAGGGCTGAAGTCTGGGGCATTCGCCTGTGTGATATGCAGCAGACCTCAGCCACACTACGCCAAGCTGCTGCAGATGATACCATCCACACAGTTATCCTCGACATAGATTCCCCGGGCGGTACAGTCAACGGAACGCCGGAACTGGCTCATGCCGTAGCGGCCTTATCCGATAGCAAGCATGTGTACGCTTTCACCTCCGGGCAATGTTGTTCCGCTGCCTACTGGATTGCCAGTCAGACGGATGGCATCTACGCCAGCCCATCTGCCATCGTTGGCTCCATCGGCGTGATACTTCCCATTCTGGATTCCACCGCCCGCTACGAAAAGGAGGGCTTTAAGGTGGAAGTATTCTCTGCGGGTAAATACAAGAGTACCGGGGTCGAGGGCACCAGCCTCACCGATGAGCAGAGAGCACGCCTTACCCAGCAGGTGCATGCGACTTGGGAGACATTCAAGCACGCAGTTACCCGCCGCCGCAACATTGATGCAGCCGACATGGAAGGACAGACTTTCTACGGATCAGAAGCGCAGCAGCATTCATTGGTGGATGCTCTTGCCTACAACCTTGATTCCCTACAGGCGAAACTCGCCATACGCCACCAATTTTGACACCCACCACACTAATATGGACACAATAGACGAACAACTCGATGCTGCCAATGCACAGGTGGCTGAGCTTACCGCCCAGCTGACTGCGCTGCAGCAGGAAAATGCCACACTACAGGCCGCCAACGAGGAACTGACCGAGAATCTGACTCATACCCGCGAACAGCTTGCAGGGATGGAGGGCGCTCACCGCCAGGCACTCGAAGATGTACAGCGACTCAAAGCCGAAGCCAAGACTGCCGAGGAACGAGCTGCCGAGTATTACGGAGCAGCTGCCGCCCCTCAACAGGTAACGACTAAGGGTGACCCTGATGCCGTATCGCTTCACGAGCGCTTTGCTGCCATCAAGACTCCCGGTGAGCAGACTGTATTCCTGCGCTCTCTGACTGATGCTCAGCGTGCCGAACTTTACTCCAACATCTAACCCCACACTCATACACAATTATGGCTAATACACTCACAGACCTCAAAGACGTACGTATCGCACAGGCTGCACTCCTGCCGTGGATGACCGAGCTGATGCCCCTGAGCATCTTCTCTACCAACTTCGGACCCGATTCTGCCGACAAGGGCGATACTGTAAAAGTCCCCATCGTTGGCGCTCCCTCGCCGTCCTCGGACTTTGCCGGTGACTATACCGCCAACGCCGACAGTCAGGCCAGCTCCATCCCGATTGTGCTCAATAAGCACAAGTTCAAGACTGTACACATGACCGCCAAGGAAGCTGCCACTACGGCAGTACCCCTCCTTGAAAAGCTCGTGTCGACAGCCGCGCAGCAGCTGGCTATTGATGTTCTGACCGACATCTTCAGCTGCGTTACCAAGTCCAACTTTGCCGCCGCTCTGGAGGGCGTTTCTGCGGATGAGTTCGACTACAAGGCTATTCTGGGCATCCGCGAAGCCTGCAACCTTGCCAAGATGCCTAAAGGCCAGCGTTCCCTTGTGCTCAATACCAGCCTCAATACCGCATTGCTTGCAGACGATATCGTCTCTCGCAGCTTCATTACCAATCTGGCTCAGCCCGGTGTCGTGGAAGCTCGCGTGAATCGAATCGCCGGGTTCAATGTGCATGAGACGGACTGCGTGCCGAGCAACAACGAGAATCTGGCGGGTTTCGTAGCCCATCCCTCTGCCGTTGCCGTAGCCATGCGCTACCTCCAGCCCATCGCCAACTACGATGAAGCCGGGGCTGTCACGGATCCTGTAACCGGGTTGACCTTCGGCTACCTGCGCTATACGGACACCACTTCCAACAAGGTGTATATCACCCTTGAGGCTCTGTATGGTTACAAGGTTATCCGACCGGAAGCCCTGAAGCGCATTACCACCGCAGCCTGAGCCGATTAACACGATGAGCCTCGCCGATGAAATGATTGCGGACTTTGCTGAAATCCACGCGGATTTACCATCCTACGTGGTCATTGGCGGGGCTCATATTCCGGCTTTAGTCAGTCAGGGCAGTACAGCGGAGGAGCTTGATTTAGGCGGCTTTGCCAATCAGGACTCCCTGACGATTAAGGCTAGGAAAGCCGACTGGCCAGCAAAAGTAAAGGTCGGCGATATCCTCAGCTATGACCGCAGGAACTACCGCATTAACAGCATCAGCATCAAAACTTCCATCCCCCTGATTGAAATCCAATGTCTGCAAAGGTAATCATCAATTCATCTTCCTTGGACAAGAAGCTCGCCAAGATGGCTATCCTCGGGCAGAAAGGTGTGGAGGAGGCTATACGAGACGGAGCCAAGCGATTTGTTTCAAACGCAATCCGTAACACCACGCCGATGATTCTGACAAGCTCGCCCGGCACAGCTAAGACCAACTGGACAAATCGCGTGACGCATCACTACAACACGCACCGCATCACCAAGAAAGGATGGCGAAAGGATGCTGAGCTTCGCAAGTTGCTTGCAGCAAAAAAGAAAAAGCTGGGCCGTGAAGCCGCTGGCTGGAATGCCGCCGCTCAGGAACTCAAGGCAACCCGCATCCCTGCATGGGTGAAGCGACATGGTGGTGCTGAGGGTCGCTGTGTTATCAGACACCGGGGCCACTTCATTACCATTTCCGTCACGAACTCTGTTCCCTATAACGAGGACATGACCATGAGGCGTGCGGCTTTCGCCCTGCACAAAACAGAACGAGGCTTCGAGGGCAACCTCCGAGCCCTGAAACGTAAGATTATCCGGGAAGTATAATGAACCCACACTCATTTTCAGAAACTCTGCGACAGGTTCTTGCTGAACGGCATCCTGAGCTTCAGCTGTATCTCCCGGTTGCGGATGGCGAGCGCCTCTATCCCTACGTCCTTGTGACTGTAACGGCTGATGAGGAAATCATACTCATGAATCACACATGGGAATGCAGCTTGGAGATTCAGTTCCACAGTAACGCTTACGAGCTTGCAGGAGTGAGTTCCCGGCGTTATTTCTCGCAACTCTGCGCGGAGATGGAAAAGCCTGAGCTTCGGCTCTTGCTCAATGACATAGCTCCAGACTTCTACCTTTACCGCATCGCTCTGCTTGCTGTGGATGAACCACAGGTGCAGGACGAGTCATTTATTCAATCTGCCCGATACCGGGTTACTATCCAATTTTGACACCCACACAAAGATATGGCTACTATTATCGGAACAGTTGGCGTATTCGGTTTTGATGAAGACCAGCAAGGCATCCTGCTGGAGTCTCAGGATATCGACTACAAGCCTGACAGCAAAGTACAGCGTGACTATCGCGGCAAGAAGGTCGGCATTATCTTCTATGATGACCAGACCGATGTTTCCATGAAAGGCTACATTCCTCGCGATAACCCCACGGATATCAAGGTTGCACAGACTCTGGTGCTGGCCAATACCGCACCTGACCATGGGCTGACCTCCGTCTCTACCGGCACCAATGTGGTGACCGGGATTAAGATTGGTTTGAAAAATGAAGACCTTGCATCGTTCGAGGTTACTTCCACCATCTACGACTTCTGATGCTGAAGAAACCCTCAACTGATGCGTTGAACTTCATCCGCTCGCGTGATGGAGAACTCGAATCCCTGATGCTGGCAGCATGCCTGACAGCCTTGGGGATTCCGTTCTCTGAGCGTCCGGCCTTTACTGTTTCCGGCGATACTGAGCCTGTAGTAAACTGGCTCTTTGACGAGCAATCACTTGATGGCAAGTTCAAAGCTTCCGAGATGATTGCCAAGTGGCAGGATAAAGGCTGGATTACACGCACCGACAATGACCACCCGCTTGCCTACATGGCCGCAGCTATGCGCAACCTCTGCACGCTCATTAACCACCATATCGGCCAAGCCCCCAGGGTGGAGCTGGTGAAGCGTGGTAACAAGACCCTCGTTATCCCCGAGGGAACGCCTGAGTCCCAGCTGGGGATTCTTATCAACAAGTTCACTCATTCTTAATCACATGCCTACAATCTCTATTTCCACCCGCGAAGACGAAAACAATCGTTCCATGGTACAGCCCTCGACTCGCACAGAGTCCGGGCTTTCTCTGCGTCCTATCTCCCTCGGTTCGCTTGAAATCCTGCGCCAGCTTGGCAACCCGCTGGCTTCCGGCGATGCCGATATGAGCAACATCGACACCCATACGCTTACCGAGTTTATCTGGGTTCACGCTGCGCCGCTCGATGAAGTTGTGGAGACTGTCTACAATGCACCCGGTCAGGTGAATCGTAAAGCTGCACTCTTTGCCATGAATATCAGCCCGGCTGAGTTACGTACCATCACCTCGTCCTTGTCTGCGGATCAGGCTGCGGTACAAGCTGCATCCGCTATCCCTCAGCCGGAAGAACATGACTCCCCAAACGAGCTTGCCCCGCGCTGAACGCAACTGTGATTTTCACGATTGCTAAAGCGACGGGGTGGACGGAAGAATACATCATGTGGCTTCCGCTGCGTAAGACGCTCCAATATCTTCATGCAGCTTGGGTTAGCGAGGGCGTTGCAACAGAATGGCGCAGCGTCTCCGAGGAAGAAGCCGCCGAAGCTGCGAGCCTGTTTAACCGATTAAGATACCTGACAAAACATGCCTGACGTTACATTCACGTTCTCTGGTGACTCCACTTCCTTACAGAATGCTCTCAACGAGATTAAGGGGGAAGTAGGTAAGACCAAGGAATCTGTACAAGGACTAGCCGGGCAATTCGTTGCCTCCTTTGCCGCTATCGGTGCTGCCATCGCTGCGGTTAAGGGGGCTTTTGCCACTCTGGGTGGTATTTCTGCGGAAGCCGCCCGCATGGAGCAGACCGGGCTTGCGTTCAAAGTCATGATGGGGGATGCCGCTGCAGCTGCGGAGTATGTTGATAAACTCCGCAAATATGCCGCCGAAACGCCCTTTGAGTTCGGGGATATTTCCGATGCTGGCAAGACCTTGCTCTCAATGGGTACGGCTGCGGATAAAAGTATTGAGGTTATTCGAAAGCTGGGCGATATCGCTTCGGTTTCCGGCAAGCCGCTCAAAGAGCTTGCGTTCCTTTATGCCAAGGTGCAGAACTCTGGCCTGAGTAACGAAGTAGCCGAGTCCTTGGAAATGCAAGGCGTGCCGATCCGTAAGTTGATTGCCGAGATGAAAGGCATTTCTTTTGAGGACGTTTTCAAAGGCATTTCCAAGCGCCAGTTTAATCTTGATGACCTTGATGCAGCCCTCGACAAGCTGACTGGTCCCGGTGGTCTGTTGGAGAACATGACCAAGCTTCAATCGCAGACGTTCTCCGGCGCATTAAGCACTCTTACAGATGGATTCTCCGCGCTGGCCGTGGAAATGGGTACGCCTATCAATGCCGCCATTCTTCCGGTGTTAGGAGAGCTGACGGCCTATGTGGATTCATTAACTCCCACAGTTCAGCAATTTGCACAAACTCTGGCTACTGTATTTGAGGGAGCAGTAGTCGTCATCACGCCTATTGTCTCCGGCATCGGCGAGCTTGTTTCGATTCTGGGTGGTGCGGAGACTGTCATTGCGTCTGCAGCTGCTGCCATGCTCTTGTATGTCGGCAATACCAAGACCGCAGTCACCAGCACAGTTTCATTCCGAGCGCAGCTTACAGCCCTTGGTAATACCATCAAAGGATTGTCGTTCTCTTCCTTTGTGACGGCCTATCGCACAGCTCTTTCCGGCTTACGCACGGCCATGTCCTCCACGCTTGCAGGGCTCAAGGTAACGTGGTCGATTGCTTGGTCAACAATGGCTACTGTAACCCGCGCTGCTATGGTAGCGGTAAAGGCTGCAATCGTCAGCACCGGCATCGGCCTAATTATTGTCGGCATTGGTGAAGCCCTGGGCGCTCTCTATTCTTGGTTCATGGGCAACAGCGAGGCCGCAGAGAAAGCGGCTGAATCCACGCGCCAGTTCGAGAAATCACTTCGCAACCTGAATAAGCAAGCGGATAAGGTGAAAACGTATGAGCAATACGATTCCTTTATGGAGCAACTGGACGAACGCATGGATGACCTGCGCGAGGAGCGCAGCATGGCTGTTGCCAAGGATGAGGACGAGGAGGTTATCGAGCTCTTAGACCAGCAGCTTGCTCGTCTGCAGCAGCGGAAACGCCATTACGAAGAAACGCTGCCGATTCAGATTGAGGAAGCCATTGCAGCCGAGCGTGCTGCAGAAGCGATGCGAAAACAAGCCGAAGAAGCAGCAGAGCTGGAGCGTAAGCTGGCCGCAGCCCGCGATAAGCTCAACGACCTGTACCGCCGCCAGCGTGAAACGGAACGAGAGCAGTATCTGTCCGGGCTTGCCCCCGAGGTGCAGATTCAGCTTCGCCTTTCCGATGCTACAGCTTATGGCCAAGCCCGCCACACGATTGAGTCTCTGCGACAGGAGATGAAGGATATCTCCAATAAGTCGATTGTGACGGATGAGGATGTGGCTCGTTACCAACTGCTGTCCTCCACCTACAATAAAATCGTGGAGCTGCAACGCCGTGGGCGAGAGGAAGCCGAGCGCACGGCTGAAGCTGAACGCCGCAGGGCTGAGGAAGCCGCCAGACAGGAGCAGGCTCGACAGCGAGCTGCCAGCGACTACGATATGGCCGTGAAGATGTTGCAAGCTGAGATTGCCGGAAATGAGAAGCGTCTTGCCGTGCTGAAGCAACAGCAGCGCATTACTCAGCTGACGGCTGAATATCAGCGCCAGGGATTGGAAGATGCCGAGGCTCGTGCCAAACGCATGGTGGCCTTGGAGAGGCAACTGGAACGCCAGCAGGAGAAGCAGAGGGAGCAAGAAGAGCGGCGCCAGCAGCAACAGGGGCGAGGTCGCCCACAGGGCTCGCGTACATCCGATTCTTTCGCAAGTGTTGGTGGTGGCGGGCGTTCCGTTGTCATTGGTGGGCCGCTTATCTCGGAGACGAAGAAGCAGACCCGCTTGCTGGAGGGCATAGGCAACAACACGAGACGGCCTCCCACGATTAAGGTGTCGGGTAACGTGGAAGCTGTCATCAGCCGTTGATTTTGACATCCTGTTCCGTTGTATATGGCAACATTACGAACAGGATTCGGCTCTGGTGGTGACAGGCTCGTGTGGTTCGGTAACACGGGCTACATTATCACCGCTCTGACCATTGAATTAAGCCGCGACCGCGAGACAGGCGATACTGTAGAATTAACCTACGAAGTGCCGGAGGCCAGCGCGATGAGTTCCGTGCCGGAGATGGATTCCGGCATTGACGTGCTTTCTTCCGTGTCTCTCAGCAAGGCTGTTATCACACCCGGTGTGGCTGGTGTGGCCAGCGTGAAGCTGACCTACACCAAGCCCAAGGTGGAGGACGAGGAAAGCGAGGAGGATGACGATTTGGATGGCTCAGGTGAAGAAGAAGGCTCTGATGAGGGCGGCGGCGGCGAGGAGGGTTCTTGGTCTATGGGCGGTGGCTCGTTCACTACTTCCTTTGACGTGACTGTGGTTGACCAGCCTATTCTGACGCACCCTAAGATGGCCAGTATCTCCGGCGGGCAGCTGGAATACCTCAAGGCGTTTATGGATGGAGCCCGTCTGTGGGAGCTTGTGCCGGAAGTTGATAACGATGGCAAGCCTAAGCTGGATAGTGATGGGCTTCCGGTCATGAAGCAACTCGGCAAGCTTCTCAAGACTGGCAGTAAAGCCTTTGACCTCATTAACAAGGGGGTGACTTCCTACAAGGATATCATGGCTACCTACACAGTCAGACAGACATCCCGCTCGGATAAGTCTGATATCAATTCTGTGGGCAAAATCAACAATCCTCCCAAGGCGCCGAAGTTCCCGAATCGTACGTGGTTGCAGGTGTCCTCCAACTGCTCCATGAATGATGATGGTAAGACCTATACCATCGAAAACACTTGGCTGCTCTCCGGCCTTGGCGGCTGGGATAAAGACTTATACGGCTCTTAATCTGCTATGAAACTCCCCGAAAAAGTACGTGTAGGTGAAAAGCTCTCGGCCCGTTGGCTCAATCAGGTGGTCGATTGCCTGAAAGAACTGGGCAAGGCTGCCAATGTGGGCAACGGCTCTTCTACCTCCAGCATTGAGTATTCCGGCTCAGATTATCGTGATACCAAGTATCGAGGTACAGGTGGTACGGATTTACAGGAGTTCAGGGTTTACCCGTTCCAGCTGCGCTTGAAGCCTAAGCAGCTCTGCGATGTAAGTGCCGATGGTAGCTGGCCGAAGATTGCCCAGATGAAAGTCGGCGCGATTGTCGATTACATGGGCAAGACTCATGCCGTTCCTAAAGACCAGACGCTCTACGATTACACCGATGGCTGGGTGGATATCGGTGCATTTACCGAGGAGCTGCAAAAGGCCTTTTGTATTATCACTCAGAATTATAAGGGAGAGATAACCAAGGTCGAGATTAAGAAAAAGGAAGAGAAGTTCGTTCCCTGGGGCAAGACTGATGCTAACGCCAAGGGAGAGGGTAAGCTTTCCGTTTTCATTGGCTCATACCAGCTTAAACGAGTGGAGGAGGTCAACCGAGCCCATATCTATCAGGCTCACTCGGGTACGCTGGACTTGCAGACTGTACAGGTTGAAAAGCTCTTTGATGCAGACGAAGAAGCAAAGGATGCCCCCGCTGGCAGCGGATCTGGGGCTGGTTCTGCTGCTGAGTCTGACAATTACTACACGGCCGGAGAAAGCGAAGAGTATGAGAGCAAGCCCGCCGGGTTATTCCGCAAGCGAGACGAGCATCTTTTTATCTTCAAGAAACTTATCTGCTGCGAGGGGCTGAGCCTTGAGGATGGAAAGAATCTGAAAATCAAGCTTCGCAGAGCCAATTCCGTATGGCCTGATGGCAGCGGATCACAAGAATCTCTGGCTGATGATGAACCTGTCATCACCCTTGGCGGTGTCGAAG